TGATAGACCAGATGGTGTGGGGGCCAACGGGTTCAGGGCATTTAAAGCTGTATGGACCCAGCACCCTGACAGAGACGAAGTATGGGCTGCCAAGGAACGTGCCAAGATTGGTTATGAAAAGTTTGCTAGGGAATACGAACTACAATTTATCACAGCAGATTCCACATTAATTGACAGCAAGGTGTTGGCCACTCTCACTCATCAAGAACCTTTGTTTAAGACCCAAGAAATCAGGTGGTTTGAGCCCATCCAAGCTAATTCAATTTATTTGGTTAGTTTGGATCCCGCAGCAGGTGTTGGCCAAGATTATTCAGCAATTCAGGTTTGGAGACTGCCCCAGCTTGTGCAAGTAGCAGAATGGATGCATAACAGAAGCAGTGTGGCCACACAGCTAAAGGTGTTGATTCAAATCTGCCAGTACATGGATAAAGAATTGCGCAAAATACCCCAGCATGTGGGAGAACCAGATTTGTTCTGGACCTTTGAAAATAACTCATATGGACAAAGTGTGACAGAACTCTTGAATGAGGTGGGTTTGGATGTGATTCCTGCACAGCTCATGAATGAGCCGTCCCAAGCACATAGTAAGATCAGACGTGGTTTGAACACAAACATGAAAACCAAGTCTCAGGCAGTAACCAAATTGAAAAGTTTGGTGGAAACTAGCAAAATGAAGATACGCAGTAAGTTGTTGATCAGTCAGCTTAAAAACTATGTGAGTAAGGGTGATTCATTTGCAGCCAAAAGTGGAGAACATGATGATTTGGTGAGTGCATTATTATTGATTGTGAGAATGAGTCAGATAATCAGCAAGTGGGATGATCTCACAGCCGAACACATGAAAGACGATTCATTATTTGATATTGAACAATTGGTGGAACCCATGCCTGTGAGCCTGGGTTGGTGACAAAACCGTTTAAATAACACACACAGATTGAGAATGATCACATGAGCACAGCCCAAATAAATGAAGCCAACTCTTGGATGGCAGAGCAAATATTCAATAAATTGAGTGGCATGGGTCACGTAATTTTCATGTATTGTGATGGAGCCAGGGTATTTGATCCTGCCAAGGCAGACATGTTGTTCAGTCGTAAGGCCAACATGATGGTCACTTTGGCCGCAACCAAAGGAAAACCCAGCATGCCCGAAGTGGTTTTCAACACAAGTGAAAGCACACCAAATGATCTAATAGATGATCTGGAACACAGCCTTAAAAATCACAACCTGTACAATCACAGCTTTACCAGAAGGCCTTTTGGTAAAACCATAGAACCCAAGAATTTTGCGTACCACATCAAACAAGATATGGCAGAAAGTGCATGGACCGGAAGCACCAGGACTAGCAGATGGAAAACTGGCGTTACAGAAGTTGTGATCAGACATAGTGAACGTCTCATGGATGATCAATCTGCAAGAAGATGGTGCAAGGTGAGAGACATCTTTATTCATGGCCCTGATGGGGGCAGATATCGCATGCCCATCAAACACATTGCAGGTGCAAAAGCACTTGCTCAACACATCAACCATGGTGGACAAGCATGGGATACTCAAGGCGAGGCCATATTGCACATGATTAATGTGTTACAACAGTGCAGACGCTTGAGAAACTGGCTTACACAAACTGACAGTCACATGGTGCCACACATGGACCACATGCAAACAAAAATCAAAAACGGGCTAAAGCAAATAAGTGATGTTAACCATTATGAAACAGCCATGCCAGAAGCCACTGAAATGTGTGATATGTGGCGTGCTAACCCCTCGGAGCATGCACATGTGCCTGAGCAAATGCAAGCAGCGTGGCAAGCACTAACTTGCGAAACATTACAGCATGACAATCCTGAAATCACAACATCATCCAATCACGACGAATGGCCAGAGCATCGTGAGCTCATGGAATGGTTCAACCAGTTTGTGGCAGTCCACGAAACAGTCAATACTGATATCAAACAAGCAATTAAAGTGACAAAAAGTGAAGACCCAAGAGTAATATTGTCACACTTGAGTGATAATATTACTGGTTGGAAAAATGAGTTTGAACATAATCCCAAACATGTGTTGGATCAAATCACAAAAACTTTGGAAAAACTCAAAAAAAGCTGATTAAACTGATAGCTTTTTGCGGGCTAATGCTAAATACTAGTAGCAGCTACATGGTATAATTTGTGTAGCTGTTTTGAAACATTGGCTCATAACGAAAGGCAAATACAATGGCACTAACATTAGCTCAAATCCGTGAAAAACTTCTAGCTCAACAAGCAAATAAAGACCGCACTCAAGGCGGTAACCGTGGCGGCGATAATGCCACTTATCCTTTTTGGAACAATCCCGAAAGTTCCACAGCAATCATACGTTTTCTATCTGATGGTGATACCAGTAACGATTACTGGTGGAGAGAGCGCCTGATCATCAAAATTCCGTTCTCAGGCATCAAGGGTGACTCCTCCAGCAAGCCCACCGAAGTGCAAGTTCCTTGCATGGACATGTGGAAGCCTGGTTCATGCCCCGTGAATGCAGAAATCCGTCCTTGGTGGAAGGGTGGTAAGGATCTGGAAGACATGGCCCGCAAGTACTGGCGGAAGAAGAGCTTTCTGTTCCAGGGTTTTGTGCGTCAGAATCCCAACGCTGAAGATGCTGCAAATGCTCCTGAAAATCCCATCCGTCGTCTGGTGATCAACCCTTCAGTGTTTGATCGTATCAAGACTGTGTTCATGGATCAAGAAATTGAGAACAGTCCAGTTGGATATGAAAATGGTTTGGACTTCCGTCTTGTCAAAGGCACCAAGGGTCAGTATGCTGACTATGGTCAGAGCGCATGGGCTCGTCGCGAAAGTGCACTCACGAACGATGAACAGGCTGCAATTGAGAAGCATGGTCTGTGGAACTTGAACGACTTCCTTCCCAAGAAGCCAGATGATGATCATCTACAGGCCATCATGGACATGTTTCATGATTCTGTGGACGGTAAGGCCTATGATGCTGACAAGTATGCACAGTATTATAAGCCATATAACCTGCGCACAGAAGGGGAGGATTCATCACGTGGCGGTGATACTGTGAAGGCATCTGTCAAGCTGCCCACACGCAATATCAACATCCAGGCGCCCAAGGCTGTGCCTGCAGATGAGGATCCTCCTTTTGAGGTTGAGCGGCCTGTGACTCGTGTGGCTGCTCCCACAGCTGATGAAGCTCCCAAGAAGCTGACCTCCCCAGAAGACATTCTGGCTGCCATCCGCAAGCGTCAAGCTGCAAAGGCCTAACAGGTCACAATCATCATGTGTGGGTTCAAACTCACACATGGTTTTTCCATACAATTGAAAACTTAATTCACAGGAGGGTAGTCGCATGACCAAAGCGATAGACTTAACGAAATTTAGGAAAGACATCACCAAGAACATACCTGGCCTGAGTGTGGGCTTCCGAGACCCCAAGGTGTGGATCAGCACTGGCAATTATGCACTCAACTATGCCATCAGCGGTAGGTTTCGTGACGGTGGCATTCCTTTGGGCAAGGTGTCAATTTTGGCCGGACAAAGTGGTTCGGGCAAAAGTTTTCTTGCCAGCGGTAATATCACTTCCAATGCACAAAAGCAAGATGTGTTTGTGATATTGATCGACACTGAGAACGCCTTGGATGAAAAATGGCTTAAAGCCCTTGATGTAGACACAGCTGAAGACAAACTGCTCAAGCTGAACATGGCCATGATTGATGAGGTAGCCAAGCTGATCTCAGACTTCATGAAGGACTACAAGACTCGTTATGGTGTGCTGGATGAAGATGAACGACCAAAAGTGTTGTTTGTGATTGACAGCCTAGGTATGCTTCTCACTCCCACAGATGTGAATCAGTTTGAAGCTGGTGATCTCAAGGGCGACATGGGCCGCAAGCCCAAGGCTTTGGCAGCACTGGTGCGCAACTGTGTGAACATGTTTGGTGAATATGATGTGGGTCTAGTATGCACCAATCACTCTTACGCTTCACAGGACATGTTCAATCCAGATGATGTGGTTAGTGGCGGACAGGGACAGATTTTTGCATCCAGCATAGTGGTGGCAACCAGGAAGCTCAAGCTCAAGGAAGATGAGATGGGCAACAAGCTCACGGGTGGTGAAGTGAGTGGTATCCGAGCACAGTGCAAAATAATGAAGACACGTTTCAACAAACCTTTCGAGCAGGTGGAAATCAAGATTCCATATGATCGTGGCATGGATCCATTTAGTGGATTGTATGACCTGTTTGTGCAGAAGAAGCTGCTGACCAAGGAAGGCAACAAGTGGGTCTACACCAAACTAGATGGCACACAGATCAAGCAGTTTGAAAAGCCCTGGGACAGGAATGAAGATGGTTGCTTGGAAGCTGTCATGGATGAGTTCCATATCAGAATGGCTAAACATGATCTCATGCCCTCAACTGAACAAGTTGTGGACAGTGAGTAATTCTCATCAGATGAGAATAATGCACAGCCAGATTGATGCCTCAGTGAACTTTGTGGAGCAACAGCTCACAGGGTTCATTGAGAGCAGATATGTGCGCAGGGAAGAGCGATACATGATTGCGTACTTGAGCAGCCAAACTGGCTGCAACAGGGGATGCAGAATGTGCCATCTGACTGTTACCCGTCAAACTCAATTCACAAATTGTGATCAGCAAGACTTTGTGACTCAGCTGGAACATGTGTTCACTCATTATGACATGCATGCGCCTGCGCAGATGGCCCATTTGAACTGGATGGCACGTGGGGAACCACTTGCTAATCCCACCATCACGGAAACCAGCATGCACCTGCTTGTCAGACTGGCTCGCATGTGCACTGACAGGCACCTGGTACCCAAGTTCAACATGAGCACCATCATGCCTCAGACCTTACGCAAGAGCTTGGTGCAATGCTTTCCTGTGATCACACCCACCATCTACTACAGCATGTACAGTGTGGATCCTGTATTCAGAGCAAAATGGTTGCCCGCTGCCCTGAATGTGGATCAAGCACTGGACCTGTTGGCTGAGTATCAGAATGTGAGCAAGAAGATCATCAAACTCCATGGTGCCTTTATTCAGGGAGAAAATGATCATGTGGATCAGGTTAGAGAAATGTGTGAAGCTGTTGGCAGCAGAGGTATTAGGGCAGAGTTCAACATTGTGCGATACAATCCCTTCAGTGCAGAACAAGGCACAGAAAGTTTGAATCTGGACAGCATATGTGCTATCATAAACGTACACATGCCCTGCAAGATTATTTCTCGTGTGGGAATGGATTGCAAGGCTTCATGCGGAACATTCATACAATGACAGAGCTACAAGTGTGCACAACTACTCCTGAATTTATCCAGGTGCATGTGACAGACATTGTGGGAGGAAAACGGATACATGTGGGCGTGACACGTAAAATGATGGAATCATTAGCATGGATCCATGAGCATAAGCAGCTTGTGGAGAAAGCACATCAGGATGAGCCACCCTGCGGCTAAAGAATTATTTGACCAATACACCACTTATATTAATCTGGTTCATAAATAGGCCAACCTGGAAACGGAGATTTAGTCATGGAAATAGATGCTAAGACAGTAATGAACTTATGGGAATGTGTTAAGGAATATGTGAATGCCAACAAGCGTGAGGAACTAGCTTTAAGCTTTTTAACTGTGTTGGTGGACAACGATGTGGAAATAACCGATCTGGAAGAACTTCATGGTGTGGACGATGATCTGGATTCTGCCCTGGAAGAGGTGTTTGAAGATGAATTTGACGAGGACGAAGAATAAGGAGTTTTTCTCATGATGTGGTTCATGCATGTCAAGTCCGACATGGCTGTATTACCAGACATGATTGAATATTATAACCGTGAGCTGGTGGAAGCTCATATGGAAACTCGAATCTCAGGTAGTCTGGAAAAACAAAGCCAGAGTCTGCCTGGCCAAGTAAGTCACAGATTTGATCAACTTCAAGAGATTGAGAGTGTGCTCAAGTATCTGAATGTTAAATATGACAAACAACGCTCAGACCACTATCGCAGATACCTGGAACGCTACAACAGAGAACTATCAGATCGCTCTATTGAGAAGTATATTGATGGTGAAGCAGATATTGTGGACATGCAATGTTTGATCAACGAGGTAGCACTGGTAAGAAACAAGTACTTGGGCATCATGAAAGGTTTTGATGCAAAGAGCTACAGTTTGGGAAACATAACCAGATTGCGTATTGCGGGAATGAATGATTCCACACTTTAAAGGATGATCATGGAAATAATTATGTATATGGTGGCAGTGTTTGTCACCAGCGTGGTATGTGGTATCGGATTCCGAATCCGTGGAGGCCTATGGAACACTGTGATTGAACAGTATATTCCGTGGGGTTCCACCACGGCCAGATTGGTTGCATGGGCCACACCCACTGCTGTTTTGGGCACATTGTGGTATGGCTTGACATGGTATTACATGCCCATACTCATGTTGGCTGTGTGGTTGGGATGTCTGCTGCCCTGGTTTGGCAGTCTGGATATGGGTCGTAATCAACACTCTTGGGGGCGTGATTTCGCGGTGATCAGCTTGCGCGGAGTGGCATGGACATTGCCAGCGAGTGTGGTTTTTCTGTTTGTGGGTGCCCTATTACCAGCTTGTGGTCTGTTGCTGTGTGGCGCTGCCATGGGCATATGGTACGAAGCTGGTTGGCGAACTCCCAGCATGATCCCACAGTTTCAACAGGGCTCAGAGTTGGGTGAACTGTATTTTGGTCTCATGTTCGGACTCACGTTGGCATTGTTGGCCCTTATGTGACCTCCCATGCACTGCACCTGACACATGAGATGGGTCAGGTCCTCATGCTCACTCACATGATGAATCTGCGCAAATCTCATTTTTGAGGATTTCATGCATTTGAGCAACATCCACTTGGCCTGCCTCCATGATTTCATATATGGCAGCCAGCTTTTGGGCCCAAGTGGCATCTGCTTGATTGAGCACATCTGCCAGTTGATAGAACTTGGTGCTCAACACAGATTGACTGTCTATGAGGTATCTGATTGCATGAGCACTGCCATGTAACAGATTGTGTTTGGTGTGATCAGTATCCTGATCCAGTGTGGGCAGCTTACTCTCCAGATGAGACAGAAACTGTTGGGGATTGTCAAACACATGGTTCACAGTAGCTCACTTTCCGTCAAATAGTTCTTTACTATTGTATTAACTTCTGCAAAGACACTATTCAGAGTCTCTTCAATTGCCCTTTCACCCAGCATGTCAACTAAACCTCGCATGAGTTCTCCTTCAATCTTTACAGTGTGAGAATTGTGATCCACCGCAACAGTGATGGTTATTTCTTTAAACGAATTTTTCATGATTACAATTCCTCATTTTTATGTAGGGTGGGTGGTTCAACACCAAAGTGTTCAAGTATGTCAAGTCCCACTGGACGAAATCCTTTATTATAATTTGCATCTGCTACTTTTGCACAGTCACGAATAATAGATTCAGCTAGTTTGTGCACAAATACTAATGGCACTTCTACTTTATAAGGGTCAGTACCACCACTTGAAATAAATGGTTCTCTGGGTTCAAAAATGCTATTCAGCATTGCATCAAAAGCAAGCTCTTCAATTCGATCTTTATTCATTGTGTTATTCCTCTATAGGGTAAAAGTGTTGACGGATGGCCACGTAACTATCAACTCCGCAGGAAATATAACCGTTCCAATACTCTTTGGGAGTCCATTTCTCTGGATTGATCTTCATATCTTCGACTAGATCTTCGTATTGCTCATGAACCACTTTCATGCACTCTTCGATGATCAATTTAGCAAATGCATCAGCGAACTCGTGGTTAAAATTTGCCGTCTTGCCCGCACTGTGAAGATTCTCACGAGTTTGCATTGCAAGCTCTTCAATTCTATCTTTGCTCATGTACTCTCCCATGCCCCGTTTATGATACACCAATCGTCAATACAGTCAAGTTTACAGTAGCCAGCATCTACAGCCTCTTGGCCAAACTTAGACACCATGGCATCATACCAACGATCATAGAACTCTGCAATGATCTCTTCCTCAGACATTACAACCACATGATTGCTCTTATCATCAGTATGTTCAGACTCCTTGTTAAAACAATAATACTGCATGTACGTTATGCACCCTGTGTGTGTTTATTCGTGGTAGCCCACAATGTCACATACATGATGTATAAATTCATATGCATTTTCAATCACACGATCTGATTGATACACAGTTTCTTCACAATGGATGTGCTGATCGCGGACAAATTTTTCACACAGTTTGACCAGTGACTGGGCTAGTGTGAGCTCAGCATGAATCTGCTCATAACTTGCCAACAAAAAGCCAATAGGGTCCTCCCCCGCGCCCAATTGGTTGTGGCTGCGAGCTAAAATCCAATCTGCCACTCGCTGCTGATCCAGAGTATATGGCGTTTCACGTTCCATGATATTGCTCCTTTAACTGCTATGTTTATGATAGGATTGCATGATCTGATCCAGTGCCCAAGGATGTGCATCGCCTTGCACTAGGGCATCTTGGTGTCCCAAACTCTGCAAGATCAATTGATTGTCTAACTCCACATTATTCAAGTAGCTTGTGAAATCAAATATTTGATCATTTGCAAACATTTGACTCAGATACTGTAGTACCCAAATATCAGCCTCCGTAAGGGGCTCATCATGCAAGTTATCAGGATATTCTGGATATTCATCATCATTATCCTCATCATTGTTCATAACAGATAACTCCTTGCTTATATAAAATTTGATCATTATGGTGTTATGGATGTTTGCATGAGCTCAAGGGGCCCGCAGATAGGTTAGTTCCAGATACTGTGGATCAATTTGCCAGTTGGGCATGGGCACATTAGGCACGTTTAGGTGGCTCCACTTTTTAAGCACCTGTGCGAGATAGTAAAGGTGGTAGTCTTTACGGTTCGAAGACCATTGCGCACCCGTGCCTGACCCGTTCGCACCAATACGTGCATGCCTAAACCATTCCATGTACGCATGTTGGCATTTTTTATGAATCACCCCGCTGTTGAAAGTTTGAAAACAGGTTTTAATCACAATAGCCAAAGTGTCAATATAATTGCCATCCACTTTGATCTTCTTGTTTTCACATTCTCTAAAATAATCCATCCATTGCCACATCTCTGCACTTTCTACAGCACGATTTAATCCAGCTGCATTCATGAGCATGCAAAACGACTCCAGATTCTCCATGCTGTATTGCTTATTATTCCCTGTGACCAACAATTCACTCATGTTAGTAATAGCACCAGGTTGCTGAGCCAGATTACTACTGGAATCTACCACAAACAGGTCATACTTTTCCAGGATAACTTGCTTGCGCTCACTCTCCAGCCAATCTGGACGCTTATTATTATCTACTCGCACTCCTAAAACCTGCTGCCTGAACAGTTCAGCTTTACTAACTGGCGTTTTGGCGGGACCATTTAGCTCTGTGAAATTTTCTCGCATTTCCTCTTTGCTAGTGCTGGAATGTATAAACACAGGCACCATGCAGGTGTCTGGATCCAGCTTGAGAATTTGTGTGGCAATCACCCACAGTGAGAGAGCAGTGTGTTGGCCATCCCAACAAGTATAAAAGTCTGGTCTGGACTGCTTGGAGTCCTGATACACATTAATAGGCATCACACGTACTGCCTTCCAATCCTGCAAAATGCTGCACAGCCAGTGCACAATCACTTCACGTTGTAGTGTGGTGTCAATTTGAATTTTGCTGAGAGGCACAGACACCGCCTGCCCCAGCACAATCTGATTCCAACTAGTGATACTTGGGTGCCTTATCTTCCAGTGCACTTGGGCTAGCATGATCATTCTGTTATATTGAGCATCCTGCATGTAATGTTGGATGCGATTATCCAAGGTCAAATAGTTACTGGCCAAATTCTTATATGTGGCATTCACAGTTTGTGCATGAGGCCTCACAATAAGGGCCAACTGATTGGTATGGATGGTAGATTGACTTGCACTCATGATACATCTCCTGGTTGTGAATTTGCATACCTGTGACCACGATGGTCACCTTGCATTTGTCCTTTAACACTGTGGCATATACTACATAGTTCCTGTATATTGTCAATAGTGTTATTAAAGTGGTTGCCATCAATGTGATCCAGGTGTGTGACTCTCCACCAATCTTGTGCAAGATGCCAGTTAACAGGACATGTGAAACCCAGTCTGCCATCTAAATTTTCACAGCGGAAGTTTCTCCTCCTCATGATGCCCGGTCTGGCCCCTCCGTGTTTGTGACAGCTAGCACACACGGGCCTAAACCGTTTGCCATCACCCACACAAGGTTTTCCGCAACCCAAGTTTATACAAATGGGCGCGGTGTTATCCATGGTCATGGGGCTCGATCTTCCTGTGAATGAGTGACAGTTTGATTATAGTGGACGCCACATTTGATTCAACCTATGATATCCTGATGTGGAGGGGTGCACACCATCTGGTCCCACCACCGCCCTTACATGAACCACACGATCACCATGTGCTCTTGCAATTTGCTGCACTTGTGCAGCAGCTTGTGGGTTGTTCACGCTCAACAGCCAGGTGACTTCCCTGCTCTGAATGCGACTCCTGATTGCTGCCAGATGGCGTGGCAGATCTGGTGTGCCCACGTCATTGCTGCCCAGACTGATCAACACATAACGAGCATTAACAGACTGAATCAGACTGTTATTGAAGGTGAGTGAGTTTACCCCCTGTTGAGTGATTTGCGCACAAGTGGGGCGAAAACGAGCCACACCTTGTGCAATGCTGTCACCCATGATCACACATTCTATCATACTACTAGGCCTTGCATGTTGCTATGTCACCATGTTCATGGACGAGCATTGAGGATCCAGGACAAGGCTTGTGCATGATGATCACCTTGAACTTGAGCATCCAAATCTGCAAGGCGATCCATTTCATTAACAGGATCCACAATCTTGGTGACATTCATGTCATTTTGTGCTGCCACAGCTCGCATGGCGTCTATTAGCATTGCTCGAACTGCAGGATCAGGATGCCAATAGTCACTATGATCGCCATACTTAACTTCCACCATTTTGGGCTGCTTGATATTCATGTTGTTTTCCATGTTGCTTATCTCCTGTTAAAATTTGTCCCAATGCGCCTTCACACAACTGCGGGCACGTTCCCGGGTCATACCCAGTTCCATAATAGCCAAGCCGATCACAGTTTCTTGACTGATGCCCTGCGGCTTGTGCGCCCGGATCAAGCGCCGCACCTGCTCAGCCCACGTGAGCTCACCCTGCTTGCGAGTGTGCACCACTTTCTGTGCAGGCATCACAGGTTGCGCTGTGGAGGTGGGTGCCACAGGCGCAGTGTCTACGGGCTGTCCATAAGGGACCCATGCACAATCCTTATGGATACGTCCCTTGGTCTTACGGAGCACGCGACCTTGACCCATTTGGATCTTACGATGGATCACAGCACTCACCGTGATCTCAGTGCCACACGTTGCGCGGTAAGTGAACCCATCGCCACGTGCAGGCGCTGTATTATAGCTGTGAGTTCTGTCACCACTTCCACCCAAACTCACACATACCCGCTTCCAGCCTGGGTTATGCTTGGCACCCAGGTCAGGACGAGCATAGCACGTCAAGTGGGCCACTTCATGAGGAATTGTGAGGTTCATCATGTCCTCGAAATGCTTGCCCTGAATGAGCTCGCTGTTGAAGCGCAAGGTGAAGTCTTGTGCCTTACGGGTGATGCGGCAAAACTTGCAGCCGGCCCACCCGGCCACACGACCCTTCAGATTGAACAGGATCTTGGGATCAATCTTCACACCATACAAGAGTTCAGCCTTGGCCAAAACCTCCTGGGTGCGAGCACGCACAGCTTCAAAACGGTCCATCATGAACTGCATCTCCGTTGTTGTAGCGCCAGTATAGCATGGTTGATCTGGTTGTCAACTCATATTTTCATCGCAAACATTAAAAGTTTGTAATGTGTGGTCAGCCTCGCGCCACAGCTTGTTCAGCTTCTCGTAGCACTTGATCACTCACACGCCCGCCCAGAGCGAGAATTTGAAGCAGACGTGTCAAACGCGCCTTGGCACATTCATTCATATGAACTTCTCCTTGGTTACAGGTGCATTATAACAAACAAATGAGTTTTGTCAAGGGATCATAAATTACGATCACATGTGACAATCCACAATGGTGATCAGGGTGTCATCAGCTAGACCATGGATCATTTCATGTAGCCATACCTGCCATTCTGGATCTGACATATCTTCACTACTAAACCACTCACCATCTTTGACCACAGCGAATGTCATAACCGCAGCATTCTGTGCTGCTTGTGAGTAGTCTTCTCTGCTCATGAGCGCTTGGTCATCCACCAGCCCCATGTCACCAAACAAGTTGCTATTTTGGATATCCTGGATGCCCTTCTGAGAAAAGTAAAAATTGCGTGCCCCTTCTATGTCTTGTGGATAAAGTTTGAGTACTTCATCCCAACTACTCCAGCCATCAGGGGCAATCGCATGCACCTGGTCCCAATAGGCTTCAGCTTTCTCTGCTGCATGTGCACGCATGCCAAGCCAGTCTACGTCACCTTTGCGTGCTTGATCCACATGTGCGTCAGCTGCCTGTGAGTGCATAATGCTTGAAGTGCCCAACACCCCTTGCTTGCCAGGCTTGAGTTTCAGCATGCCTGTCCATCTACCGCCCACCTCATACCAATCCCAGCGTTTGTCTGGATTGGTGCGTATCACTGCACAGATTAGGTCACCATCCTTAACCACTGCATAGCCATACTTGTGCTCGCCATCCAAGTCTACCTCTGCAACATCGCTAACAATGCGATCTTCCAGATCGTACGAACTCAGGGCAGCCCATAATGGGTCATCCTCATGCTGGTAGTCTTCTTCCATGAGCTCACGGATCTCGTATGTGATATTCTCATCCTCAACATACTTGTCGTTGATGCCAGTGCATTCAAAATCATGGTAAGGTGCTAGCTGTGCTTCATGGTCTTCACCTACGACCATGACATTGAAGTGTGCCATTTTAATACATCCTTCTTGCGTGTATGATGATAGTCTGGTGTGGCAGCCCTGTTACGTCAAGGATTTTTGTTAATTTGAGGTGTCAGGTACGCTGCCCAAAGATTCAATCTGTTTGATCAAAAGTTCCACACCTTGTAACCAGATCATGGCCAGTTCAGGATGTGTGTCTTGCAGCTTGGTCACCATGGCTTCATGGTGGGACAGCTTGAGCTGGAGCAGTTCAGGATCCATGGGAATCAAAGTCACTCACATAACGGGTGGTGCCTGCTTGCACATCATACACATGCACCCAATCACATGATGTATATGACCACTCGTCTGGCTCACCCAATTCACGCATGCGAGCCACCGCCTGAGCCAGATCATCAAAGGATCCCACAAGATCCTGCATGCCACCGCCAGGGTAGTATTCACTACCACCAAATACCAGATATCGCATTGTGTTAGCCTCCATACTGCTTCTTCAAACGTGCCAGTTCTGCGAGATCACGAGCAGTCTTTTCAGCTTCCCATCGCTCTTCCTTTCCAATACGCTTGGTCATTTCATAATCGGTCTCGTCACGCTCACACATGACAGCATAGTACTCACCGTCTTTATAATCATGGTGCCTCTTCTCTATACGAGTGAGGGCGCCATACTGATTGCGATATGACTGAAGTTCCTCAATCACACTATCCAGACTGCTAAACTCCATGTCCAAGCTGGTGACTTCACGCCAAACCTTCTTACGTTCCCGATTTACAGTCATGTCAGTTATCCTCTTCTTGTGTTCAGCGATCGTATTTTGATTTCAAACGCAGATATTCTAGATATTCCTCGTTGACACTCAACTCCAGTTCCTGCTTGATTTGTTCATATTGCGAGGGTAAGATCTTATCCCAGCCCATGAGCCACATGTCCAGCATTTCCAGATCGCGCCCGGCACCGCCATCATGCCAGCCACCACTGAACGCTGCATTATTGCTCTTTGTTTCGGCTCGCTTGCGAACTTCTGCCGCGATGGCTTTTACGGTATCCACGGTCACACGCCCGCTAATATAGGACATAACAATTGTTCCTTTGTATGCAAATATGATTGTTACAGCAGTCCCAGGATTTGTTGTTCTTCCTTAGTCAACTTAGCTAGAGCCACTTTCTTCAACTCAGCCAGCCGTTCCTTTTCTTTCAACTCTTCGTCTAGCACATCCATACTAGATTCAATAGTCATCATACCAGTTTCGCTCAAGGTACGATAGTAGAATTGATGATGAGTGGGATCATATGGATCATTAGAGAACCGGATTCGAACATCATCATTCGCTTGATCACAATAAAAATATGTTGCAACCCCGTAGCGTTGCGCACGTGCTAGCACTTTGAGTAGCCGCAAGGGCTTTTCGGCTTCGAACTGCATTGATGCAGTTCGAGCTTCCTCGGCATAGCGGGCTGCACGTTCGGCAGCGGTTTCACGTGTCGGCATTTGTTTGTCTCCTGTTTATGAGATGTTTATAGCAGGTTTGGGCAAAGCTGTCAACGCCTGATTTATTACAAAGAGTTAATCTTTAGATCACCGGGTATCCACACAAACCACGATGGCTATAAATCCGCGAATGACACCAGATTGACGATTATATAGAATTTCCAAACGGTGCTTGATACGATCACATGCTTCCATGGTGGAAATCATCTGGCTGGTTGTGCTCTGCGCACCTGGGGAAACCAGAGTCAAGATTAGCATTGCTTCCATAATCATGATGGTTTCTGTCCTGTTTATTGGCGGATTATACCATCGCCAGAGGCCGTTGTCAACTGTTTTTTTCTGGGGTTTTGCCAGCAGTCTGTGCAGCTTGAGCTTTCATGTGTGCACGCTGAGCAGACTTTTCTGCCCGGGCAGCCTGGTTCACTTGGAGAGCATACACTCGCACAGCCTTGATCATATCACCATAGGTGTCGCCGCCACGGTTCCACATGTTGATGATGTCCTCATTATCCTTGGCCCAATTGCCTCGTTGCAGAATGCGAATCAGGCTGTCAGCACTTTCACGGTTCAGGGTGCCTGGACTGACTCCAGCATTCACAGCAGCCTGATACAAGCGACCAATGTAGGGATATACAGGCTTGGGAAGTGTCATGTGTGTGGTCCTTGCTTTATGATGTTAGTATAGCATGACGATTCTGGTTGTCAACCAAGTTGTTAACCCAGCACCAGATTGATGTCCACTTCACACCAGTAACCACCGGTACCAGCCCACACCACAGCAGGATTGCTCACATGGTGGTAGGAGTCCATGTACTTGACTCCATCTGTGCGTCGCAATTCCTGGAGTGTGTCCAAGTTGAGCCCAAAGTCACGGGCTTCACGCTCACCAATCATGCTGTAGTGCCAGGAGCAACCAGGCATCATGTGGTTGACCTTCACACGCTGAGCACGGGTGGTCACATAGCTGGAACGACCAGGATGCATGCTCTTGACCCTAGTGCCCTTGGGGATGACAACCACATCACCAGGATGGATGGGCAGCACCTTGTGATATCCCACATATGTCATGTGTGCAGCTTCCTTGTTGCTATGTGGCCAGTATAACAGAACCAGTCAGGCTGTCAAACCTTTTTATGCATCAAAGTCGTAATAGTTCTGCCCTTGGGTGCCCCAAATAGCTTGGTTTATCTTGAGCGCAACAAACTCACGCATGTCAGTTGCCTCCTTGGGTAGGCGGATGCGCAGTTCATAAGCGCCAGTGCGGCCCACAGCATAGCCCCAGAACAGCGACTGGGTGCCACCATCTGCACGTTGACCGCCCACATAAACCAACACACTGCGGCCGCTGTCGCTGGGAATCAACCCCAAACGCATGCAGCTACCTGCAGGATACGCCTTGCGCACTGCTTCACGATACTGGTGGACCTTCGCCATGGGTTCATAACCGCACATGATATCTGCTCCTTGCTCTATGTGGCCAGTATAACACGATGAGTCACGCTGTCAACCAAAATCTCGCGTAATTTTATTACAAATTTTACCCAATTTCCGTATGATTTTCACATGAGATTTAGCTAGACATCTGTGCTAATCATGCTACCATGCACATGAAGACGATGATCACACCTGATACAGGCTATGAAAAAAGGTTCAAAACATACCTTTTTTGGTAGACAGTGTGCAGATACCATGTTATATTGGCCACATAGCAACAAGGAAGCATACCACATGGAACTGAACAACACTTTTGTCCGGGTTATCCAGGGCCACACCAAGGGTGGTGTCCGGATTGAGAACCGGGTGTTCCGTCTGCTGGGCCACATGCAACGTGAGCCCAACCTGGGGCTGTACATCACTGTGGAGGGCGAAGGTCAGGAAGGCCTGCGTCAGGGCAAGAACCGCATCTTCATCAAGAGCGGTACTGACTTTGAGCTGATTGATGCCAAGCAGGGTGCTGCTGCGGTTGCACAGGAAGAAGTGGCCAATCGCACGGACGAGGAGATTGCCACGGACCTCAAGGAGACCTTCGAGATCCTGGCAGAGATGACTGCGGCTGTGGCATCGGGTGTGATCAAGGGCTTGGTGGTGAGCGGCCCTGCTGGCATTGGCAAGAGCCAGACTGTGCTCACAGAGCTTGACGAGACCCTGGGCATGCAAGCCAAGCTGCTGGGTGTGAAGCCCAAGTTTGATGTGATTTGTGGTCACATCACTCCCATCATGCTGTACACCAAGCTTTACGAAATGGCTGACAAGGGTAGTGTGCTGGTGCTGGATGACTGTGATGTGCTGGAAGACATTGATGCGCTGAACATCC